CAACCCCCTGGGGTTGCGGCTGCGGTTGTGGCTGATGAGGACCCGGACCCTGAATAATGATAGGACCCCGAGGTCGTTTTGGTTGCTGTGGTGGCCACTGCTGCTGAGGCCACTGTTGCGGGAATGGGAAAACATTCGGAGGTAATAAAATATTGGGTAGTGGCAGTCGTGGCATGGGCATTCCCCCCTGCCCGGGTAACTGCGGCACCTGCGGCATCTGTGGATTCTGTGGGTTCTGTGGGTTCTGTGGGTTCTGTGGGTTCTGTGGATTCTGTGGTTGCTGTGGCACACCTCCTCCACCTTGAACACCTCCACCACCTTGGCCAGTGGGTGGGGCTTGTGCCGAGGACCCTGTTGTCGGAGTCGAATATCCCACAAGCGCATTATTAGCCACGCCACCCATCGCATTGCCACCCAGCGCAGCGCCAAGCGCATTCACAGGAGCAGCCTTCGCTGCTTGCTGTGCTACCTGCTGAACAGGTTTAGCCGCAGGCTTCTTAAAACTAGCCGCCTGCTTTGGCTTGGCCATGTTAGCAGCCTGACCGTAGTTGCCAGACATAGGATTTTTTGGTGTTTTCTTTCGCTTTTGCTGATCAAAAGGCATATTCATTATGCAAAGAACCCTTTACCGTGTACTGCATTTTGTAAAATTTGACCCTTACGACGCAGGTCTTCCAGTTTCTTTCGCTGCTGGATGGCAGACGACTGAGCACCAAGACCTTGCACTGCCTCAGCCACATCGAGACCACGTGTAGCAGCGGTCCCTACATTAGCAAGTTCGTTCTGCTGCGCTTCATCTGTGATCTGCGCAATGTTTTGGATAGCCATGGGACTTCCTGCACCAGACATCACGTCCTGCAACTGCTGGTTAGCACCAGCGGTGGTAGCTTTGCTACTGGTTGTTCCGGTGGGAAGTAAGTTTAAATTCTTGGCAGACGCCACTGATTTTGAAGGCTGAATACCAGCATCCACAATTGGTCCAGCACCTTGATCAAAACCTTGATCATCCTTTCTACCAGCAGCATCCTGATAGCGACCCCATTGCTTTAACGCTAGGTTGACAAGACCAACAGGCCCTACACGATCAGTGCCGCCACCACCTCCACCACCAAGACCACCTTCACCCAGCAACTTATCAAGCATATTATCCTTGAAGTTGTAGTCCGCCTCGGCCATGACCTTCTTCTGATCCCAGTCCGCCCAATCTCTCATGGCCTCATTGAGATCATCAGCCCAATCGCCGCTGACGGCTTTTTTAAACAAGTCCCAGAATCCTGTGCCATCCCACGGGTGTCGCATAACAGGACCGCCCGGAGGGAAATAGTCGTCTGGAATAGGAATAGAGTCATCGTCATCGTCATCATCATCATCACCATCGCCATCGCCATCACCATCATCAGGATCAGGATCAGGACTCGGCTCACCCGGAACCGGCTGTTCGGGAACTCCGGGGTCTCCCGGCAGCGGGATAGGTTCACCCGGCTTCTGGCTTTGCCCCCCTTCCACAAGCGTGCCGTCAGGAAGGATATCATACATACCATCACGTATTAGCTGTATTAGATATTCAGGATTTCCCGGCGATGCGGAGTAAGGGTCTCCCAATAGTTTCGCAATGCGGATAATATCAGCAACACTAATTCCAGACATCTCCAGCCACGACTTAGCTTCATCTGACCAGTTAGCAGGATCATACGGGTCTCCCGTACCCGGCCCCGGAGGCATGTCAGGGTAAAGACCTTCAGTAAACTGAATACCCTGCCCTGAACCTGTCGAGCCAGTCGGTCCTGATGGACCTGATGGACCTGATGGACCTGATGGACCTGATGGACCAGTCGGTCCAGATGGGCCTACTATACCCATGACAGGACCCTGAGTGGTTTGTGGTTGTCCTTGAGTCAGCTGATTCCTTGCTGAGTTACGAATAAAATCCTCTGCACGTGCCATTATAAACCCAATCCTGTTCTGGAATTATTAAGACGTTCCATCATTGCCACATACATGTATGGCGGCACGGTAGCAACACTACCACCCGATACTGTATGCGATATTGTACCACTTCCGCTGTGCGAGAGACTACCTGTACCAGCGTGTGCTAAGTCACTTGCTCCAGCATTGGCAAGTTTCGTGTAGAAATTTCCACTAACACTGTCTCCAGTTAAAACACCTACGGTAGACGTAGTTCCAGTGCCTATAGTTGTGTCTGATACCTCGTGTTTATGGCTTAACCCGCTTGCAGGGTGATCTGAGATGGTTCCAGCCACGTCCGAACCCGCATGAGCACCAATACCACTGGCAACATCAGATATATTGTGGTCACCTACAGTCACTGACACCGCAGCTGAGGCAGCACCGCCCGTATTACCGCTATCGGAACTAGACGACCAGCATCGCATGAATTTATCTGCAACATTCAGGCCCGATCCACCATTGTCTTTAGAATTAGCAGTTCCGTCCATGATGCTCCAACCTTCAATGCCATTATCACCCTGAACACCCATGCGAACACTGCCTATCCGGTGGTCGCCGTAACCCGGAGCAATCTTAGAGCCGTCTTTAGCTTCAAAAAACATGATTACATCACCGGCCACCACGTTTGGGTCCTCCCCCGGCCCTACCGGAAGGTAAATTTGAATGTCACTACGACCTGTGGTGCCATTACCCTTGAAATCGTCCGCTTCACGGCACAACACAAGGCTCATTCCACCATTGTCACTTGGGTAAGTGCTGCTGTCCGCATTGTAGTCCCAATTGTGCTGGGCTACTGCCCATCTGCACGATTGAATGGCGGGAGCCACTACCGATCCACGAAAAGTCACTGTGCCAGAGTGCTCAAGCCCCATATTGGCGTTGCTGAAGATATCACGCAACACCGCAACCTGCTCTGGGAGCATGCCTGCATCCAGTAAGCGGTCGAATTGAATGGCATGGCGGGAATACACTACTCAGTAACCCCCTCTATGTCTACTGTCTGGATTTCAGGGACATTATCACCAGCATAGCCACGCAACTCGACAGACATCTTATGGTCACCATGAGATGTACCGCTATACATACCATCAATGCGGTACATTTCGTGTCCTGATGCGTTCTCTAGGCTACTTCTAGCCGACTTCATGTACAAAACAGCATCTTCGGTGTTAGTATCACCCACTTCGATGGCATCACCTAGCTTCATAGGCATACCATTGGAAGCTGGAGTAGTCGAATTGTTGTAATAAATCCGAATATCAACCCTCTGGTCACCTGCCGTGGGCTTAAACTTGATTCCGACAGAACGCTTATGCTCAGCGTCATCCATGGGGAAGTGAAAAGATGAACTTCTCCATGAAAACGGTATAGCACCGACAACATACTTACTGGTTGTGTCTGGATTCGTTGTCCAGTTTGCTGAAACTGTTAATGTGGTCGATGTCTGACCACTAATTGTACGTCTTTGCCCTTTACCAGTACCATCAAAAATATATACGCTAGCCCCAACCATACCACTAGTAAAGGAGGCAGCTGAATCAGACAAAGTGTTGCTACTGCCACCCGTTGCAGTGCCAGCCGTCTCGGAAGTGACAACATCTGTAGTACCTTGATCAGCTAAATATACCTTGGAATTCTCTCCGCCAAAGCTAAGGCGATTTTCACCACTAATTTGCACAGAACTGGCTGTCGGGATTTGCTGAGGATACTCAAATAGATCCCATGTTTTCCTTCTGATATTGAAGACCAGAGCACGCCTTGGAAAACTACCAGCATCACCCTCAAAAGCTACAAAAAAGTAAACCCGAGCCTTAGACCTGTCCACTTTTACATGAAACTTATCCGACTTGGAAAAATCTATTTTGTCCCCATCACCATCTCGACGCCATAAGTCATGGATAGCAGTACCAATCGACTGGCTTGAGCCACCAAAAATATATGGACCGCTATCATCCATCATGTACGCCGCATTTTCAAACACATCCCAACAATAATGGTTAAAAATACCACGGTCATCTACATAGCGAACACTTCCATCTCTCAGCGGATCGACAGAAAAGCTAAAAGCATACTTATGTCGCTTTCCACACAAATACAAATAAGGACCTAAAGGACAAGCACCAACAATATCGTCATCATCATTAATGTATTCCTGTACTGTAAACACATTAACACTGGAAACACTCTCAGGCTCATCAGGCTCACTAAAATCAACCTGCCTGCGATTACTTTGTTCCGATCTAATCACATAGCTAAGACCCGATGCAGTATTACTGACCGCTGTATCCACTGTAATGGAGGTTGCAGAAGCAGCTGTAATCTTAAATGGCTTGGCTTCTCCAGAAATCTCTATATAACGACCCACCATCGTCGCAACCCAATCCGTACTCGTTCCCGTAATGGTAGTCGAACCGTTGGTAGCCACTGTACCCCTGTTGTAATCCACATTTCCAAGGTAAAAGTAGCGATCTTGGAACTGAACAACTACTGGCCGGTCATTCGGCGGTGGCTCAAAGCGTCTCGCAACAAGGCTGTTGTCCACCGGGGGATTCGCCAGAACAAGAATCGTATCATCATCTGAACTAAGATTAAGCGTGTTGTCATCTACCTGATCATTGAAGGTAATCGAACCGGAATAATCAACGGTATGCACCTTAAATAACACATTAGTAACGCCAGCTGTACTTCTCCACAACTCAACCTTGCCTGTTCCTGAAACACGAGCCTCAGTGGTGGTAGCAATACTTGACCAGTCAAACTGATCTGTCTCCTCGGCAGTCACTGTAGTAAGAACCGACATGCTGCTTGGGACTGGAGTGGTGGTATCGTCCGTATACCTGACACCACACACGTATGTACCAGCTGTTGCACCAAACCCATCTTCGCACCAAGTCCCACCAGAAGTGTAAGTGCCGTCAAATGATGTGTTAGTTAGGGTGAAAGTATTCGTCGTAACACCCTCAATTGTAAATGTCTGTGCGTTTAAAGCGTTTGCCATCCCACCTGTGGCTGTTACATTTCCAATGCGAACCCTCTCACCATTCGACATGTCATGGCCATTGCTAGTGATTTGGTACTTTCCACCGCTATTAGCAATTCCCGTAATGGCACCACCCTTACCGGCTGCACTGATGGATGGAGTGGCAATACTAGGACCCGCTGATGGTGCAGTAATGCCAAGCTGCTCGACATTGGATGTTATGCCATCCCAACGAAAACCCCTGTCGATCCCATTAACACCAATGAGGTCACCCTGACGTGTTTTGCAAAAACACAGGCGTTGGAATGTATGGAAATTACTGGATGAAATCGTAGATGTGCTGGTAAATGTGGCGGGCTGAATGCCACCACGCACCTGCAATTTACCCTGAACTAATGTACTAACATTGTTCTGTGATACAGATGAACCGGCAGGAGAGTCTGTGGCATCCGCATCAGACACCTGACCCAAAAAATCACTGATACGTGGCATACTAGCTGTCCGTAGTAATAGTTGACTCTAAGTGTCTGAATAGATAGTGATACCGACTCTGGCGTCCCCGGCCAATACTTGACCAATGACGTGCCTCAGCCTCTAATGATCTCCTCATCTCCATGTCAGCAACCTGCTTATTCATGGACACGTCACGAGAATCATTCGACATGCGTGCTAAGCGGTACTCAATTTGTGCTTTTAGAGCCTCGATCATTGTCTCGGTCATATCCACAGGATCAGACACAACAATCTTTGTGGACGTATACGCCTGACTAAGCGTATCGTCAATTGTTACTGTCGTCCCTGAAATGGCAGTAATTTTATGCTGCTCATTATAGGGGTTATCCCCCGCAAGACCTGTCGGATGAGTGGTAGTGTCCGAACTAAGACGAATAACCGAACCAACCATACTACTTGGCAACCCTGTGCTGGTCGTCACTGTACTTGCACCGGATGAACCTGACGCAGTATAAGTTCGTGCCTCAGTCTCAACACCGGCCCATCGTAAAACTCTGGGGCGACGACGATATATGAAACCAAGTGGCTCTGCTGTTTCGGGACTGGGATCAATCCATAACGCCCAACGATTGTCGCTGTCGGGATCACGCATGATAGTCCATGCCCACGTCTGACCAAATGAATGAACAAAACGCTCACGCTGAAGCCATTCCGTGGGAGTTATGTAATAGGTCACCCAGTAACTCTTTTCCACCGCAACGTCATAAAGACGCCACAAATCAGAAGGTAGAGGATAAACGCTACGATACGACTCATATGTCGTACTCGCAGCAATATCAGCACCCGGATTAAACGTGGAATCCAATGTAATCACCGTATCAGATACACGACTCTCAACGGTGTATACAACTTCATCAATACGAACACGACCAAACTTTATCCATGACGGCCAAGTACCACCAGTCAAAGTCAGCTGCCTCTCGTTAGATCCGCCAGTGTGGTCGTAGGCTATTGTGCCCGTATTGTAATTCTCAACTAAATCAATACGTCCCTCATCAAGATAGTAATCCCACTCAGCAGCCATACTGACATCACGATAGGCACCAAGAATGGATTCTCGATACACGCGCAAGTCTTTACTGCGTGCCCCACCATCATTCAAGGAGGTCACATAATCCAGTAAGTCGCTATAAGTTAAGACGCCTTCATCCATTAGTTACTATCCCATCATAGGTGGTGCTGGAGGACCTTGAGGAGGACCTTGCGGCGGCATGCCCTGTGGAGGCATACCCTGCGGAGGCATTCCTTGTGGTGGCTGCGGAGGAGCAGGCATCGGCATGCCTTGATTAACCGGAGCAATAGGTGGAGCCATAGAAATCTGATTCTGGTAGAGGTTCTTGCCTTGAGTCAATTCCCTAATCTGATTCTTCTGCATCTTATCCAGAATCATCATCGACATCATAGCCGGATCTACAGGAGGTGGACCCGCCTGCTGTGGCGGACCCATCTGCTGAGGCGCCATTGGGGGCGGCTGTCGTGGAGGTCCCTGCAAGGCAGAGGCCATCTGGGCACCGAGTTCTGGAGGTAGAGGCATTACATTCTCCTTGGGGTTCCGATTATGTCGTTCTTCGGTTTTTGATTCCGCTGAATCTGTCTTATAACACGTTCGGCGTTTCTAGCACTACGGCTTTCTGTTGGAGTGTAGTGCAAGGGATTCCGAGTGATCTCGGCAACAGCCTCTGGGCCGGTTAAGCCCAGAGTACGCGACAGTGCACTGAAAGGGCCTGCATTGTATAGCGGGTCCAATTCCGCAGAACGCATAACTGGTGTATGATCAGGCTGTTTCATAAATTCTTCTTACTGTGCTTTTCGATTACTTCTGAACGAAGGTTCTTCATCTTCTTCTTGCTATGAGCAATAGAAGGATCTTTCTCAACCTCACGTGCCATGTAATCCTGCACAAGGTCTTCGCCCATTCGCTTCTTCTTAAACTTCCGCTCAGGGGCTTTATAACTAACTGCACCTGAGCACGAATATCCCTTCTCTTTACATGCCGCCTTCACGTCATCAATAGTGGATACCCATGCTAAAGGGTCATCGGGTCGGCCAATCCCACCCTTGTAAACCTTGCCTGCTGTTGGAATACCAGCCTTCTTGGCAGCACCAAGAATATACTCGGCGTTATCACTATTCAGTTTATCTGCCCAGTGATGACTACCCTCAAGGAAAGCACGCTCAGTACCCTTTGTTCCGCAGGGCTTACGCATGGCCAGCATTGCAGCAAAGCCCGGGTTGTTCCCTTCGTCAATCAAGCGATCATAAAAGGCTAAGCAATCAGGACCGTATTCAGCACATTCCATTCTGTACCTATCGTGGCTCATTCTCGCCTCCCATTAAAGCATTGCCCAAATCACTAGGACCACCTTCACCTTCATACTCGATGGGGAGTCCGGTCATCTGGGAATATTCTTCAGCCATCCGCATACCTTCTTCCGTATAAGGAAAAGTCTTATCTCCTACTCTTGGCATACTAGTCCTCTTCTTTCTTGGCCCGCATGAAATCAAGTTCCATTTGTGCCTTCTGTTTATCTAATTCCAGAGTCTGCTTTTTGACCTCTAGGTCCATTTGCTTGCCCTGCATGTCTAACTGTTTACTCTGCATATCAAGCTGCTTTAACTGCAACTCAACCTGCTGTTCAGCCTGTGCTGCCTGCTGCTCAGCCTGTGCTGCTTGCTGTTGAGCCTGCATCTGCTGTTGCTGCATCTGCATCTGCTGCTGTTGCTGCTGTGCTTCTTCAGGGCTAGGCTCCTGAGCCTGCTCTATAACCTGATCTGTAACCATATAACGGCCCGGATCTAAGTCATTGGCTTTTGCCCAGTCCTCAATGAGTGCATTGTAGGGCTGGACAATTCCCTGTGCAGCGAACTGCTGTAGGTTAGGCATAGCAATCTGAGCAAACTCGTTAAGCTGACGAACCCGATTAACTTTATTAGGCTTACGTGCACTTCCCGCCTCAACACGGTAATCGTAATCACGCACAACCTTATCAAAGGCTTGCGTTTTAATTTGCTTGGTCCAAAGATAAGCAGCCGATGCACCCAATACCGGAAATACATCGTCGGCACCTAGCGTCCATTCAGCCGCCTCCATCTCCTTCAAAGCACAATTACTCAACCAATCTTCAACCTGACTGCTCATATCATCAGGACGAATAGAAACATTCTGATTCCTGATTTCAGCCTCAGCAGCCGACCTGATTTGAGTTGGACCGGCAAGGCCATAGATCAACTCTGTTAAACCCGTTCTTTTATCAATCATGTCCAGAACTTGGCGCACCATGTTCCAGATCTCGACATTAAATTGGGGAGCATCAAGGAATGAAACAACGTCCTGAACACTCTTCCCAAATATGTCGCTGATTTCGATATGAGTATACGGACCCAATCCAGACTTAATCTGATCTTGTATCTCGGCACCAGCAGCTTTAGCGATAGCTACATACGTTGTGCTCGATGCAGCCACCTTGTCAGCAAGGAATGACATACACCAGTTAACGAAGCGTAGTTCGCCAATCGCTGGCTTAATCAGTGATATCGGCCACACTTCTTTCGGTTTGTCGTGGAAATGAAGGCGTGAGAATGGCCAGCCACCGTCCGTCCAAAACGGGATAGGCCATTGCACCTGCATAAAGGCTTCATCAAACGACTTCTTGTCTAAATCCCATGATGGGAAGTTAAGGGGAAAGGGGACATCCTCAGACACGGCTAGGAAACAGAAGTCACCGAACTGTTCCCAATCGTACTTGCTCTGACCTTCAGCACGACTCGCAATCTTTAGACGATCCCCAAACCCACATTTTGTATACACTTCCCAGTATTCGATTAAGTCAAAAGTCTTCCCAGACTTTTTCTCACCGGATGAAGGGCGACGACCTTTAGCGTATGTCTCACCCTGTGCAGCCTTGGAAGCAAGGTTGCCGGATAGCTTACCTTCAAGATTATACTTGCGGTCTACTTTCCACACTGGATGACAGACACGGCGGGCAACCCAAGTGATATCTTCCCAGTACTCTGCATCTGGATCGACAACAAAGTCATCCACAGATACATAGTGACTCTTAGGATAGCGGATGGCAGAACCTTTAGGCTGATGTATATCAGTCCAAAGCAAAGACATCCCCTTGATGATAGCCTCGGTAATTGCACGCCTTGCCTGAACCTTCTTGTCAGCTTCATGCTGCAACCAGTTCAGGTAGTGCTCCTTGATGCTGGAGTGCGTCCGTTTGATCTCACGTATGAACTTTTCCTGTGTAAGGAAATGGTCATAGCTTTGAGACATCATTGGATCGGCAGGGTTGATACCTAATGCTTCAGGTGCAATATCCGGGCCTATCCGGGGAGTAACTTGGATTACCGGGTTGCGGTGATACAACACCGGCCCAAACAAAGCTACAGCCTCGAAGACCCTATTAACCGTCATCCTGAAATTAGGTAACGCTCCCTGAGCCTCTTTATCAAGGAACCCACCCGGAGCCTTGGCATACTCGCCCTTCCACATCCAATCATGAGAGCCGTCAAAAAATTTCATCGCCTCATCGGCGTATCGGCCAAACTTTTCCTGCTTGACTTTTTGAGCGTCCTTGATCTTCTGCATCCACTGCGAGCATATCGCCGCCATCGGGTGATTTGTGTCGTCCCAGCTTGGCATTACTTACTTCCCTATGAAATTAGCCAACAGGTTGGCTCGTTGCTTCACCGATCTTCATTTCTAGCCATTTTCGCTTAGGATTGCCTTTAAATTCAATTCCAAGTTGCATGGCTTTCTCACGAAGACCCGAATAAGTTTCCTCAACAGTCTCGCTCTCCACTTCCTGTGGAATTTCTGCGGGGGCAACAATCCTGTTCTGGGGTGTCGGGCCGGTGCCCTCTAAAGCCTCAAGTCGTTCCAGTATGTTGCGGCGTTCTTCTAGTTCTGCCTTATAGAACTCCGTGAAGTCCCAAGCACCATTCTCTCGCTGGTCAGCGTTAAGTTGTAGCTTGGGGTCAGCTATATGGCGGACGGCATCAAAGTGCCCCCCGTCTGCTGTACGGATGACCACGTTTCGACCTGAGCGCGATATACGCAACACAAAGCCGATCCGTGGCTCCGTACCTTCTCGTGTCCCTGTAATATAGAATTCCACCGGGGTTCCAACACGCACTGATGGCATGCTAAAACTTTGGATTTCTTCTAGGGTAGGTACGTTCATTATTAATCTCCCGAGGGGCCTAAGTTAATATAAGAGCGGAAACCATCTCCGCTCCGTATCTTTGAGTTAATACTACGTTGACGTGCCCTCTTAGCACGCTCTTGTAATATCTTACCAACACGTGTGGTATTCTTCTGCAATCTCTGTGGCTTCACATAAGGCAAGCCGTGTGCAGCAGCATACTCACATGTTTCAATCGCATGGCAATTACCACGCCTGTTACCATCATCGGTAACGAATCCATTCACTATCTTCTTTTTAAAGCGGAAAAACTCACGAATCAAGTTAGGGCATTTCACTACACTAACCATCATCTTCGGTGTTCCTGAGTCACGAACATGCAGCCAATCCCTTAGCCTCATTTCACGACCTTTAATGTCATCACTACCAGCACGGAAGTTGCTACCAGTCTCAATGCTACGTACACCCCGACTCTCCAGTTCCCGACTGTATTGTATGCGAGGCAAAACACCACTACCGATTTCTCGGATGCGACCACCGTGAGCATCAATTATAAACGACTGGAACACCTTTCCCCGGGTTTTAAACTCCACAGCATCCGCAAACTGACGAGCATTACACTGCTGTAAGTATAACTCGTCGTAGCAAATAACATAGTCACCATACGTCTCAGGCGGAACTCCCCAGAAGGTTACAGCGCAAACACTGTGGCCCGGGTCAACCACCATATAGCGACACCAGTCCTCAGGTGGCTCCCCTTGGTTGTCCGTCAATACTTTTTGTACTGCGTTGCGAGGATCGTCAAAGCGAATAGCATTATGCACATCCTTTGAAAAAGTAGGATACATAAGCACGCTATCTGTGACCATCTCACCGAGTGCACGCTTCCTGTACTCATCCTCACCCTTCTTGCGCCAACGCTTAATATTCTCCTGCTTGACCTGCTCTGGCATAAATGGGTTGTCAAAGATAGTTGCACGGATGACTACTGTACTTGGCTTCTCTAGATTCTTCTCATCATCTGCACGCTCATTAAGATTGATGATGGCATCATTTTTAGCGTGTGGCAAAGCAGACCACCGTAGCTTTCCGTCCCGCATAGATAGACGGGCAATCATTTCGTCGTACCATTCGGGACGCTCTAGGTCTTCATCAATATGAACTAAGTCAGCTTGGAAACCCTGAGCAGGCTCCCCTTTAGAACCCATCGCATATATGGTCCACCCGTTTGTTAGTTCGCACATTTCAAAGACATTCTGGGCACGCTTCTTCCACGCCCACTTCTTAACCATTCTCTCTGGAACCAGCGGGGGAGCAGGTCGGGTAGCTTTTTTACGCTTCCAGTCATCCTCAAGCCAAGGCTTCCAAGACCTCCACTCCCCGGTCTCCTGATCCTTGATAATCTTAAAGGCACCCGGTCGAAACAGATACTTATGAATCGTCCTCCCGATGTGCCCCTCGTCCATCCCCAGACACACCAGCACTCCGTTCTCTTTCGGATATTTCTCGTAGGGATCTTGCCCAGTCACAGCACGAGCATCTTCCACAAATGCGCACAGACTCTTCCCTACTTGGTTTCCTGCTTGTATCAGAACTTCTTTCGATGGGCATGAATGGAACCTCTCTTGGAAAGGGAGAGGTTCGTAAAGACGTAATGCCTCTATGCGGCGACGTGCACGCTCGGCATGTAGAGCACGCAACTCTGACTTCTGGTGTTCTGTGGCATGCTGGTTGTAAACAGCATCCGGTATGTTAGTCGAGTTGTTCTGCATCTACTTCTTCCGAACTCTCCGTGTTCACAACAGGTGCATCCAGTAGCAATGCTCTGGCCGTCTTTTGGATTTCCAAATCCAACTCCTCATCAGTAATCTCTTCCAGACTACGCCTTGCCGCACCAGACTCCGAAACCTTCACATTCAACTGCAACACCATGTTTAACATCTTCTGCCGGGTAGCACTGCCCGGCTCTGTACTCAGATAGTTTCCAAGGAAGTGCTGAGCAAATCCAATTGAACCACCGAACGCTGAAATAATATGCTGAAATGTCTCAGCCATGTGCGGTATATTGCTACCGCCCGACACCAATTCATCCAGAACCTTTATGCCATTATCTTCCAGCTTCTTGATACGGTCATCAATCTTTTTGTCTTCTTTTGCTTTGTGCTGCTCAGCACGACACATCTTGCAGACCATTTTATAGCCTGCTTCCTTTGTACGGTCCTTGTGGAAATAGTCATCCGTTAACGGGAACTCCACAAAACATTTTTGACATTCTCTAACTGTCATGTCTTCCTCATAAAAAAAGGTGCCGCCGGGACGACTGGCGACCCGGCGACACCCCTGACTACCAAATTTGCTTTGGTTAACTCCTAGTGTCGGACGCAAGCTGAGACGAGAATCTCGTCCGAGCCATCCGAAGTTTGGAGTGCACGAGCAATAGCATTAACACCATCAATGGCGTCAGCTGATGCACCGATTTCAGCGGCTTCGCCGGAAGCAGCGGAGACAAGGATGTCGCCAACTGCAACTGCACTAGACCCTGAGTTGGTGGTCACTTTACAAGGACCCTCTAGGATAACCCAGAAGAGTTCTTTGTCAGCAACAGTGCTCGTTAAGTACTGGTCACCGATACCAGCCCATTCAGCTGTACCGCCTGATTGAGCCGTTATTCGACCCAAAGCGATACGGCTATTGGATGTACCGATATCAAACTTCAAGACCTTCTTGGCAGCAGTTAAAGCCGAACCTTTTGAGTTTCGGCAAATGACAGCTTTAATCTGTCGGCCACCTTGTCGGGACTTGGAGCCACGAATGCTCGACGCGCTAACATCGACATCAGGCAATTCAAAAATCTGTCCTTCCCAATGGGAATTGATTTCGTTGCCGTCGTCGTCTGTACCCTTAAGGGTCTCGCCAAGCATGAAGGGAGGATCAACGTATTTCATCGTTTTCTTCCTTTGCTAAAAAAACACCTTAAGCCAATGCAGCCAACTTAAAGAAGTTGCGCGGGCTTGAGAACTTAAGGTTAGACAACGTACTTACAACAGCATTGAACGATTGACTATGGATATCATAATCAGGACCTTCACTACGAAGGAGACTATCATCCATGGACTTCAGTTCCATGTTGTCGTAATTAATACCGTATCCAACACCAGTTGGTACGCCACTTTCCCAGCTAACTTCAACACCGTCGAAGTTAAGAACATTCTTGAATCCAAGTGCACGCAAGCTGTGTTCACTTGAAATCTGGATACGTTCTTTATCGTCGATCAGGTTGAGCAAGTCTGTGTACAGGTCACGAGCCAAAAAGATGTTCGTGATCTGACCATTCTTGCTGGTGTTACGCTGAGCATTGATAATAGCGTAACGCATGGCTTCGTCACCCTGAGCAGCGAACGTATCAGCCGAACCACTAAAAGCGGTTGAGGTGTAGTTCACAATCAGTGGTGTCCAATAGTCATACTCGCTATCAGCAATACCATCTGGCCATATGGCACCAGATTCGTTTTCTCCACCAGCGTTACCAAGAGCGGTCGAAAGACCAGCATAGGTATCACTTGCGTAACCAGCTTTATCAGCTGCATTAGCTGATCGCTGGGCGCCAGTAGAGATGTTAACCGTACCGTTTACAGCGAACATTGATTCAAGGCCATGCCATGATTGTTCGTTGCCAGAAGCACTACCATCAATGTAGTACTCAGTACCGAGAACCTGAGTGATGGAAGTTTCGAGACGATCTACGAAATTCTCGAAGACCTTCACGACACCTTCCGGGCCACGATTGGAGCGGAATTCACGGTAATACATGGAGTCCGTAGCTTGATAGCCACGATATTCCAGATTAGCCGTTTTCCACAGGTTACGACGTGCGAAGTTACGCTGGGTTTCCCCAGTGTTTCCTTCGACTTTGTGAAGACGGAACTGGACTGGCCAGTCAAAGCCTTCACCGGAATTGTTGTAGTTGACCCGACCTGCGGCCTCTAGCAACGCACCCATTTGATAGTTTCGGAGCATGGACTCTTCGACTTCACGGATGTGTTTAGCTAGCGTAGTAGCTGCGGTTCGGGAAAAGGCTACAGGATTGAAACCCTTATATGCCATTTTCTCAACCTTTCTCTTTTAAAGTCTAAAACATACCGTCCGCTAACGCCTGTTGGCGCAGCTTATCACCAGCGGACAAATGCTGGTTTTGCGAACTTGGTTGGTCAGAGGTTGGAACACTTCCACCGGCTGGCGCAATATACCCGGTCTCACGTTGAGGAGGTGCCTGAGCCTGCCGCTGATAATGATCCACATTGCGTTGGTAGTTCTGCTGTTGAGCCTGTACTGCTTGGGAACCCTGATTGAGTTCCGTCGCTGCGAGGTCACCAGCATACATCCGTGTAGCCAACGTCCACAATGTATTGGGGTCGTCTATTCCCAAACCACGAAAGTAGTTAACGTAATTTGTAACAGCACGTCCTTGTTGAGTCATCACCTGTTGGCCACTCGCATCAGCCAACACTTGGTTGGTACGAGGATCTTTCTCGTACAACCAATCCGCATTGCGAGTCATGATATCTTCAACATTGTATTGCTTTTCGACATCCTGCTGCCTGCCTATGGCGTCTTCAACTACCTTGCCATATCTATCCTGAAACAGCCTGTCAAATTCTTGTTCGATAACCTGAGGAAGGACTTCCTGTGGGCGACGTATAATCTTCTCGGCCCAGTCCTCCATGTAATGCACGTACTCCTGAGAGGCATTACGCAATGCAGCCGGAGCACCCTCTTTCCAATCGGTGTAGATTTCACCTGTAGCGGCATCAACCTTTTGCTCTCTCCACCGCTCTAGGTTCTGGAAGTCTACTTCTGGCGGACTCCACCAATGAGAGGGTGTGGCGGCTTCTTCTGCTACAGGCTGCTGTTGATACTGCTGCTGGTAGTCCTGCCACTGTTGTGATGAGAGCAGGTCCTGATACTGACGCCCGTAGTCTATTAACTGTTGATTCTGCTGTGTATGCTGCTGGGTCTGCTGGTAATAATCAGCCCACTGCTGGTTCTGGTCGTGCAGTTGCTGGTAGCTTTGCAGCAATCTTGTCTGAGCATCGGCTTCATTTTGGATATCTGTGAAACCAAGACCTGCAATCTGGTCTGTAAGAGATGGCTGGTAAGGAGCCGGGTCACCTTGATACGCAAACTCGTCATGTGCCGGTTCGCTAGGTGCCTCATTAAACTCTGGGACTTCGTTGAAGGATTCACCGCCGACTGCTTCAAAAGACGATTCCGTGTCCTGTACTGCATCGACTACTTCTTCAGTAGTTACGTCTGATGACATTAATGTTCTCCATGTCGTTAAGCGTTATCAAATTATTCCATGCAAGTGTATTGCTGTATCCATTACAGCACAACACTATGCCTTTTTGATTGGCTTAGGTTTTTTCCACCAGAAGAGCATGTGGCCTATAAATTTCACCAACCCAACCTCCGTGTAACCCAGATCACGTGCATGTTTACGCAAGCGAACACAATCTTCGCAGCATCGCATGCGAATCATAATCCGGTATTTTGTATTTGGTTTGATGAAGCGAGACTTCATACATGCCTCCTGTGCATATGGGTAATCGTACACAAGATATACCCGGGATTGAAACAGCAATATACACAGTTACATAAAAAAATCATAATAGACTAACACGCATTAAACGGAAAGGACGTAACAATGCATAAACCAACATTATGCCAGAAGTCATTTCACTTCCTCGGATGCTGCTTTTTCATCTTTGCATCCTGCTACTTTGCCATGCTCTTATGGAAAAGCTACGTTTGGTACAACTGGCTGCGAGAAATGGAACAGAATTTAATTCGCCAGACTCCACCCACAAGCGATCCACTAGTCAATCCGAAAGAGAAATGGCTTTCCATCGAATATAAAAAGCACTGGGAATTATGATCTCCTTACTACTTACATGCTTCATCCCGGTAGATGAGCATTTTGTAGTAGACCACTATGATGGTGCTGTATGGAATGTCGTCAACCGTGCTGGTACTCCGTTCACGCAACTACTTGTATTTACCAATACAAGGCATGGGTTAAGGTATGAGGACTTCCGTGTCATGCCAGACCCGCCCATCATCAAACACCGGAAGTACCACACAGAACTTACCTTTATCGACCCTAGAGGTCACATTATTCGGAAAGTTTACGTTAGGACTTATAATGTCATTACTTCAAACTTCGACATTGAAGTACCCAACCGCAAACAGTTCCCGCTAGGACACCGGCGTAATCTCAGCCGCCAGAAAGGAAGGTGATCAAAAAAAGAAAGCAGGTCCGTGAGAACCTGCTTTCAGGAGTGCTTGTTTGGGAAGGTGTGGCGGTTCCCAACAGGCGGATATCTTCACAAGGGGAAACTTGTTTAGATATGTGTATTGTTGCCGAAAGCGGTAGCTAAGTCAACTACCCGCCTGCTCAATATCAATTAATTTGTCAAAATTCTGCAAGTGTAGAAAAAGCCTGTAAGAGAGGGAGTAAGGCAGTTTGACCTTCATGGTTCTCTCCTTTCCATCATACAGGGCAACGATCAACTGGTTTCCTTCCCTGAATACAGATAGATCGTCTGGCTTCATGATTTCTACGTACTGATTTGTCATCGAGCCTGTCGCCGTATGTAATCCATTGGATTCATTTGGTTTGAGCGTCTTTGCTGCTCTGAGTAATTAAGTAAAGCCTGAATATCTTCGGCTGTCAAGCTAGTGAAATCATCATCCATGATTTTCTTTATAGCCTGTGCAGCAAGACCCTGCGCCTGCTGGAAAGGATCTCTGGGAGCCG